GTTTCTTTGGTCAAGGCGCAACTACTCAAGGCATTATTGAAACACCACAAGACTTAAAGAGCGATCAAGCAAAGCAATTAGTTGATAGCTTTAGCAATCGTCACGAAGGCTACCGCAAGGCACATAAGACTGGACTGCTAACAGGTGGCGCAAAGTTTGTAAAGACTGGCATTAACCCAGATGAAGCCCAGATGCTAGACAGTCGCAAGTTAGCCATTGAAGAAGTTGCTCGTATATTCCGCGTTCCACCGCACATGATCGGCGTAACTACACCCGGTGCAATGTCTTACGCATCAGTAGAACAAAACAACATTAACTTTGTAACTCATACCTTGCGCCCTTATGTCGCTAAGATTGAAGATGCTTACAGCGCACTGCTACCTGATAGTGCGTTTATTCGTTTTAATGTAGACGGTTTACTTCGCGGTGACTTTGCTACAAGAATGAATGGCTACTCAATCGGTTCACAGGCAGGATTTCTTTCAGTCAATGACATTAGAAGATTCGAAGATTTGCGACCTGTTACAGGTGGTGACGTTTATCGCGTTCCTTTGGCTAACGTGGATTTGGGTGCTGCTTCACTCGTTGAAACCGACAAGCGTGTCACGATGGCTCAGAAACTTATTCTTAGTGGGTTCGATCCTGCTGGCGTTTTATCTGCTCTAAGTTTGCCTGCTATTGCTCACACTGGCCTGCCTTCCACACAACTACAAGCGGTGGCGCAGATTGACCCTGCAAACCCAGAATCGGTTTATGACGTACAACGTACACACGATGTAAATGTTCAGATGCCTGAAACAGTTGTGAACGTACCGCCAGCCGTAATAAATGTTGCACCGCCTAACATCACTGTTGAAGCACCGCACCAGCGCACAACTATTAGAACCGTTGAACGTGATGACGATGGCAAGATTGTTACTGTTACTGAAAGAGTTGAGGGCTAATGGCTACTGGAATGAGCGCACACCTAGCGAATAGCTTGCTAAATGCTTTAGGCAATAACATCGCCTACGCCGTGACTAATGTTTATGTGCAACTGCACATAGGCGATCCGGGTGCTGCTGGTACAGCCAATGGTGCAACTGAAACTACTCGCAAGGCTGTTTCATTTGCTGGCGCATCCACTGGGTCTATTGTTTCTGATGCTGACGTATCGTGGACAAACATTAGCGGTTCACAGGATGCGACATTCTTTACAGCTTGGGATGCACTAACTGCTGGCAGTTTCTTGTTCTCTGGAAGCATCACAGGTAACCCATACACCGCAGGCGATACCTACACGATCTCATCAGGATCATTTACAACTTCGCTCACACTAGCGAGCTAAGACATGAGTTCATCAGAACTCAATGACTTTGAATTAAACCTTGACCGTTTAGCGCGACTTGCGCAGATGGTCTTGAATCAACGCGCTTTAGATTCCTCAGCAGTAGGTGGCAAGTCTGCCTATTCAGCAAATGACTTAGTTTATGACTCAGCCGTATCTACCTATGACGGCACGTTTACTCAGTTGGCTAGAAGTTCAGCAAGCCTTAATGGTCTGAGCGCAAGCATTGCATCTACGCCAAATGTCGTAGTTTCTGCATCTTCTGCTTTAGGGGCATTGACCAGTTCAAGTATTTCAGGAGTAAGCCACACGGCTTCATCCACTGCATCACTTGGGTCTATGAATTCCACAGCTACAACTATTTTACAAATCTTGCCTGTTTTAGATGCTGCGCTTGGTGATCTTGCTAACGCTGTAAGTGCAACAATCACACACATTACAACGGCTGCATCTGAACTAGGTGCAATAAACGCAACTGCAAACAGCCTGCCAACTATCAAACCCGTATTTATGGGTTCACTTGGAACGCTAGAAGCTACGGCTACTGCAACTGTTATACCGCCATCACCGCCAGAACCTGTTGCTCCGGGCTATGGCTCTAATCGCCCATACCCTGCACCACCGATACGCCAGCCAAAGGTTGAGCCATTACCGCAACCACCAACGCCAGTAATCGTAGAAACACCACCAGCGCGACCTGTAAGAATGCCTGCAACAATTACGGCTACGACCTCTGCACTAAGTCCAGCATTCTCGATTAGCGTTCAAGCGCAAGTAGAATGGTCAATACTAGAAGATGAAGCAGACTTGCTTCTAATGCTCTAAGGATTTTGATGGCGATTACATCTGGGCAACAAACAATAGGAACTACACGTCAATTAGTAGATGGCATCTCGCCAAATCCGTCACGCCTGCATATTCATAACATGGATAACACGAATAGCATTTACTTGGGCAATGAAGGTGTTACAACCGCAAATGGTTTGCAATTATTGAAACTAGATAGCATTGAATTAGTTATGAACCCCGGTGAATCACTTTATGCCGTCAGTTCAGCAGGAACACATACAATCTCATGGTTAAGGCAGACACAATACTAATGCCGTACTTCATAACAGATAAAGCACAAGGTTGCTCAGGCTGGGCAACTACTAAAGAGGATGGCGAAGTTATTGGTTGCCATACAACAAAGCAAGCTGCCATAGATCAGATGGTTGCCGTATCGCTAGCTGAGGACATGGAACCCGGCGGTGAACGCGCCTTGCCAGAGAATTACAGACCAGCACTAGCGCAAGATGTTCCAGAAGGTCGTGCCTGTGGCAACTGTTTCTTTTATGACGATGACGTAGTTAGCGAAGATGGCACTAAGGCTTATTGCCGTAAGTGGAATGAATTCGTTGATGGTGGTTACTACTGCAATGCTTGGCAGCCAGATGATGACATGGATGACATGGATGAAGATGAAGATGACCTACGCGCAATAAACCAAGATGCGCCTGCTTACATGAGGTCAGCTGCTAGGCGTGGACTTGAATACAACGCTGAAGGTCTAGGTGGCGATGGTCTAGTTGAGCGCACTATTCGTGAAGCCCGTCTTATGGCAGATGGTCAAGTGTCCGATGACAAGTGGATTCGCACTGCTGCTTGGATTGCTCGTCACTTAGGCGATCTAGATTCACCAGATGCAAACCCTGACTCTGATAACTACCCAAGCGCAGGAGTTGTGGCGCATTTACTTTGGGGAAGTGGCCCGACCAAGCGACAGGCACAACGCGCTTTAGATTATGCCCAAGGTGTTGTGGAACGTATCCGCGCTGAGGAACGTACCGCTAACGATTTACAAAATGAGAAATGGCGAAGTATCGCGCTAAACTTAAACAAGGATGAAAGGCAGTCAATGACCACCAATGTAGAACGCCGTGTTAATACCGTTGAGTTTGATGTTCGTAATGGGGAAGCATCTAGCGATGGCATGAGTTTCACTGGCTATGCAGCCGTGTTTAACAGCCCGTCAGAACCACTACCGTTCACAGAAGTAATCCGTGAGGGTGCGTTTAAGCGTTCCTTGAAGTCACGCAATGAGATCAAGCTATTTATGAACCACAATACAGACGTAGTTCTAGGCTCTACACGCGCTGGAACTTTGAAACTATCTGAGGATTCACGCGGTCTACTTGCTCAGGCTGAATTGCCAGACACCAGCGCAGGGCGCGATCTATCGGTTCTTATGAAGCGTGGCGATGTTTCGTCAATGTCATTTGGCTTTAGCGTTCCACCAAAGGGTGATGCTTGGTCAAGCGATGGCGCAACTCGTGAACTGCATCAGGTTCGTTTGCACGAAGTTTCTATCGTTACTGGATTCCCAGCCTATGAAGCAACAACTGCAAGCGTTCGTTCGTTAGACATTTTGGCAGAACGTACCGCCGTTGATGTTGATGCTCTAAGCGATGCGATCTTAAAGCTAGAAGCCGGGGAAACACTAGATGCTAACCACGCTGACTTGATTAGTGAAGTAGTGCAGAAGTTACGCGCTGACAAACCAGCAGAAGCAGACATGCTAGAGATCAAGCGCAAGCAACTTGATTTAATGCTTAAAGCGTTCTAATCTAAATTCAAAGAACAGGCTCAGATGTGGGGAAGCATCTGGGTCTGTTTTTATTTGTGCCATAATTAGATAAGCATTGTGCGGAGCCGCCGTTGCTGCAACTGTCGTGGAGCCACGCAGAAACCGTAAGACCAATCCAATCAAACACTTTAGGAGTTCACATGTCTGACTACATTCGTCAGCAAGCAGAAGCTCGTGCAAAGGCTTGGGAAGAAGCAAAGGCTCTTCTTGACTCAGCAGCAGCTGAAAAGCGCGATCTATCCGCAGAAGAAAACCAAACCTATGACCGCATCATGGCTGACCTTGATTCACGTTCATTGGTAATGGAAACCATGAAGGCACAAGCAGACCGCGAAGAACGCGCTGCTGAAGCCATGAAGGGTTTTGAAGCACAAGTTAAGCCATCCGTTGCATCTGTTCCAGAAATCAACGAAGCTGAACTAATCCGTTCCCTAGCTCGTGGTGAGATTCGTTCCCACTCGTTCGAGAAGCGCGATGTAACAAAGGGTTCAACTGGCGCACCAGTACCGACCTCTTTCTACGATCAGGTAATT